TCATTCGATGACGTTATGGCATCAGCTTCACGTCTTCTTGGACGTAACATGGCTGTGTACCTTGACCAATTGTCACGCGACACACTTTATGCAGCAACATCAACAATCTACGGTGAAGACCGCTCATCACTTACAGCAGTTAATAACTGGTATGCAGATGGCACAAAGGGTACAAACCGCGCTTCAATGACAGGAACATACAACCTCACAACACACACCGTTAAGGATGCGGTTGAGACACTCTCAACCAAGAACATCCCTCGGTTGGGTGAGACTTACGTTGCTTTCGTGCATCCGCACCAAAGCCGTAAGCTCCGTGACAATCCTGAGTTCATCGAAGTAACAAAGTACGCTGCTCCAGGTAACTTCATGCTTGGTGAAATCGGCCGCCTTTATGACTGTGTATTCATCGAAACCACACAGGTTCTCAAGGTTGCTGGTGGTGCTGGTACTTCTTACACCACAGATACAGCTGTTGCTAACCCAGCAGTAACACCTGGTGGAGGATACACAACTCCTGCTACATACACAGGAAATGGTGGCTCAGACCGCTACTCAGCTATCTTCATCGGAGATAACGCATTCGGTCACGCAATCTCACTCCCAGTCGAACTCCGCGATGGCGGAATCCTTGACTTCGGTCGTGAGCACGCACTTGCTTGGTACTCAATCTTCGGCCTAGGGCTCATAACTGACCAAGCGGTCGTAATCGCAGAAACGAATTAACTGGTCAGTGATAAGTCTGGCAGTTAAATAGCTTAAAGAGCGGGGCTTCGGCCCCGCTTTATCTAACCGAGTTAATACATTGGAGAAACTTAAAATGGCAACAAAGGCAAAACCAACAGATGTTACTGGTCGCGTCCGTGAGCAGCTCGCTGCAGATGCGCTAGAAGCACAGCAAGACCGCGCTAACTCTATGTCCATGGCTACCGCTGAGGCTCAGATTAAGCTAGAAACAGAAGTTATTGACGCAACAATCCCAGAGCGCCAAACAGTAATCGTTGACAAGGTAACAACCGTCAACGAAGGCGAGGTTGAAATCCGTGTCATTGAGAATGTTGAAAACATGACTCTAGGCTCAGGAAATAATTACAACTTCAAGGCTGGTCAAAAGTATAAGGTAACTCGTGACGTTGCCCAACACCTTCAGGAAAAAGGTTATCTAGCTGGAATTCTCTAAGCTAAATATCAGTGGAGTGGGCGGCAGCGATGCCGCCTTCTTCGTTTATCAGGACTTTTTTAAGATTTACCGCCATCATTAGAGGACTAAGTGTGAGGAGTTTTTGTGGCAAATTTGTACGACCTCTCCTCTAGAGTTCGTTTAGAACTTGGCGACCAGCCTAAACAATTTAGCCTCACTTTTACTGGCGATGCTCAAACTTCAGATTTTCCATTAGCAATTCACCCTATTGACCCTTATACCTTAGAGGTATATGTAAATGGCTCACCAGTGGCCGTAACAACTGGATACACACTAGAAGCAGACGTTGGTGTCGTGCATTTTGTCCACACACCCCCTGCAAACGCCGCAATTCTTATTCGCGGTCTTGTATACCGTTACTTCACAGACGATGACATCTGCCGATTTGTTAATACAGCAGTAACGCAGCACACCTATAACCGCACTAATGGTTTAGGTAGCCAGATGACTATTGCGATGATTCCAGCTGTTGAAGAGTATCCTATTGCCATTCTTGCAACTATTGAGGCTCTATGGGCGCTAGCAACAGATGCATCCTTTGATATTGATATCCAAGCCCCAGATGGTGTGAACATTCCGCGTTCTGAGCGTTATCGCCAGCTTACTCAAACTATTCAGGCTCGTTGGGACCAATACAAGCAACTATGTGCTGCTCTTAATATCGGCCTATGGCGTATTGAAATGGGAACACTTCGCCGTGTTTCTCGTCTTACTAATAAGCTTGTTCCTGTTTATATGGCCCAAGAAATTGATGACTCACGTCAACCAGAGCGCGTTTATATTCAGAACGACCTTATGGGACGCACGCCATTCCCAAGCTACGTCGAAGTTCAAGACATCATTCTTTATCAGGGCGATTCTTATAGTGAAGAAGTTGACTTCCCATTCGATATCACAGGACTTCAATGGAAAGCACAGATTCGCACCTATCCAAATGCGCCTTCTCTCTACGCCACCTTTAATATTGAGGTAACATATACCTCAGAATCATTGAGCAAACTCAGACTCTCACTTGATAGAAACGCAAGCGCCTATCTTCCACCACGTGCTTTTTGGGATTTGCAAGCAACATCAACCGATGACAGCGGCTATGAAAATACATACTTACGTGGCCAAGTCTTTACAACACAGCAGGTGACCCTTGACTAACTATTGCCGTTGCGTAGGTGCACAGCACACCTGCGGTATCCAAAATGTTAATGTTCAAGGACCTAATGTTGTTGTTGTAGGACAAGGTGGCCCTAGAGGCGCACAAGGTATTCAAGGAACGCAGGGTATTGCGGGTTCTGGCACACAAGGTACTCAGGGAACCATAGGTCCTGTCGGACCTGGTTCTGGAGCACAGGGAACCACAGGTGCACAAGGCCCTATAGGAACGCAAGGACCGACGGGACCTCAAGGCGTACAAGGAGTTTCTGGCCCTCAAGGTGTCCAGGGAGTTGATGGCGGGGGAGTTACCCTCCAGCAACTAGAAGACGCTATTGCTGCCTCGGCAATAGCCTCTACAGATGATCTACCTGAGGGCGTAGTAAATAAGTACTTCACCACGGCTCGGGTGTCCTACAACCACGTGCAGGGTGTTGCAAGTAGTTCATGGGTTATTAACCATAATCTTGGTTTTTATCCTAACGTTACAGTTCAAGATTCTGCTGGTAACATAGTGGAAGGCGAAATTACGTACACTACATTGGACTCCATCACCGTCACCTTCTCAACAGCTTTCTCAGGCGAAGCGTATCTAAGTTAGTTATCTTAAGGAGATAATGTAATGGCACGTAAGTTTTTAACCCCAATTGATTTAGGAAAGCTTGAGCTTCAGAATGCTCGCATTCAGAACCTTTCAACTGCCGCCCAACCACAGAACCCTGTTGAAGGTCAGATTTACTATGACACAACAGACAAGTACATCAAGCAGTGGAATGGAACTGTTTGGGTTGCTTTTGGTGCTCAAGGTGTTCAAGGTACCCAAGGAACACTTGGTACTCAAGGTGCTCAAGGTGTAGATGGTCAACAAGGCACTCAAGGCACAGACGGTACACAGGGTACTCAAGGCACAGATGGTACTCAAGGCACTCAAGGCGTAGACGGCCAACAAGGCACACAAGGTACAGACGGCACCCAAGGAACTCAAGGAACTGACGGTACGCAAGGTACTGATGGTCAACAGGGTACACAGGGAACTGATGGAACCCAAGGCACACAAGGAACTGATGGCACACAAGGTACACAAGGCACAGACGGTCAGCAAGGTACACAGGGAACCGATGGCACACAAGGAACTCAAGGCACAGATGGTACCCAAGGAACTCAGGGTACTGATGGCGCACAGGGTACACAAGGTACCGATGGTGCTCAAGGTACAGACGGTCACTCTGACCGCTATAAGACAACCTCTAATACCGCAAATGATATTGCAGTAGCAGATGGCGTAGTCTTCTATGTAAATGACGAAAATCTTTCTTACTCAGTAGGTCAAGATGTCGTTGTTGCTTACGACATTAATAACTACATGACTGGAACTGTTGCTTACTACGAGACAGTGCCATCTGATTACATCCAAATAAACATCCATACCATTGTTGGTTCTGGAAACTACTCTTCATGGACAATTAATCTTGATGGAGCAACAGGTGTACAAGGTACAACTGGCTCTCAAGGTACACAGGGAACAGACGGTACCCAAGGCACACAAGGTACAGATGGAACTCAAGGTACAACAGGTACATCATTTACATGGCAAGGTGATTGGAGCGCATCTCCTCTATACCGTATTAATGATGTAGTCCAATACAATGGTTCTTCTTACATCGCTACCGCCGATAATCAAGCAGAACAGCCTTACGGTTCTGGTTTCTGGTCACTACTTGCCGCACAAGGCGTAATGGGTGCACAGGGAACCGACGGTACACAGGGCACACAAGGAACAGATGGTACCCAAGGAACACAAGGTACCGATGGAACACAAGGAACTGAAGGTCAGCAGGGTACTCAAGGTACTCGTGGTGCTCAAGGAACGCAGGGCACACAGGGTGTAGATGGTACACAAGGTGCTCAAGGCACTGATGGAACTCAGGGAACTCAGGGCACTGATGGAACACAAGGCGCACAGGGAACTGAAGGACAGCAAGGTACACAAGGTACAGACGGTACGCAGGGTACTCAAGGTACAGATGGAACACAAGGTACCGACGGACACTCAGACCGTTACCGCACGACTTCCACAGATACTTACACACTACAAGTAGCAGATAACGTAACATTTACTGTTGAAGCAGGGCTAAGTTACTCTGTTGGTCAAGACATTGTTATTGCGTCTGACGCAAATAACTTGATGCATGCAACAGTAACCAATTACAACGGCAGCAACGGTCAACTTACCTTCAATATCAAGGACTATACTGGCGGAGGAACTTCTGGTTCTTGGTCAGTAAACCTTGACGGTGCTACGGGTGTTCAGGGAACTACAGGTTCACAGGGAACCCAGGGAACCGATGGAGCCCAAGGAACTCAGGGAACTGATGGCACGCAAGGTGCACAGGGAACCCAAGGTACTCAAGGTACACAGGGAACTGATGGTACTCAAGGTGCTCAAGGTACCCACGGTACCCAAGGTGTACAAGGTACACAGGGTCTTGATGGACAACAGGGAACCCAAGGCACCGATGGTACGCAAGGTACCCAAGGTACTGATGGAACCCAAGGAACCCAAGGTACGGATGGTACTCAAGGTACTGCCGCTCTCTGGAACTACCTCGGTGCGTATGACCCAGGAGTCATCTACACAACAGGTGATGTTGTTACTTACGGCGGACAACTTTGGTACCGCAATGTTTACACCTCTGCTGGTTACACCCCTGGTGGAGTAGAGGGATATTGGGACCTACTTGCCGCTCAAGGCGTTCAAGGCACTCAAGGAACTGACGGAGCTCAGGGAACTCAGGGAACAGATGGAACTCAGGGCACCCAGGGTACCGATGGTACACAGGGAACGCAGGGTACAGATGGAACTCAAGGAACGCAGGGTACAGATGGTACTCAGGGTACCCAGGGACATTCTGACCGTTACCGTACATCGTCTTCAACATCTAACGCAGTTGCCGTAGCAACTAACGTAAGTTTTGTTCTAGATGACCCAGACCTATCGTACTCAGTTGCTCAAGATGTAGTAATTGCACACAGCGATGCAGCATACATGCACGCAACGGTGGTCAG